CGGCAATGTTGTAGGCAAGATTAAAATAGCCAATAACTCAAAAGTCGAACTTGAAATTGAAACTGACCCTTCTTATTACGTTACTAAACCAAATGGATGGTCTTCTAAATAGGATATAATAGTAATGCAGCTAACTACAGATTGGACTGAGATCTCTACTTCCTCTATCATACTTCAGAAACATGGTAATAATTCAGTAGCACTTGTCTATTCAGCAACAACCCCAGCTACAGATGAAGGTAATTTATTCACCTTAGTGGAAGGGAATACAGCACAGCTTTTCCCTGCTGTTGCTGGAGAGTCTTTGTGGGCTAAGGCCTCAAAGGACACCTCTGAAATATCTGTAGTAGAGTACAATGCAAGTGGGTATGATGCAGAAGGCATAGAAACTCTAAGGCACTTCACATACAACCCGGGAACAGACAAGCTAGAAGCTGACAAAGCAATTGAGACTACACTTAACTCACTGTTCTTAGGTGAGCAGCATAAGATGTCTTCTGGGGCATCAAATATATACTTTACAGACCTGACTAAGGAGGCTAACTATCATCCGGTGTGGGGAGGTATTAAGGACCAATCTTTAGTATCTAACCAGCAAGCAGGTGAAGGTATTGAAGCACCTAAAGCAAGAGTATTTGGGGATTATGAAGTACTTGCACTGGGTGGAAATCCTGTTGACAATACATCCATACCTTATGATGGAGATAACTTCTTTCCTTTCAATATCTCTGGCTTGGGTATTACAACTAGGGTTGCAGAGGCTGTAAGTGCCTCTCACAAACTAAAGTACGAACTGTCTGTAGATGGCACTGCTGTTTACGTGCAATACCTGGACCATAGCGGGTTAGCAATTAACCAAGACTTAACCTGGTACTTTGACCATCCCTTGGATATTGAGGCAGGCTCAACTAACCATGCATCTATTACAAAAGTAGCTGTGGACGCAGATGGAGTAGAAAGTGACATTGGATTATTACTTGTCTGTGAGGGCGATGAGTTAGATGGAGGTTCTGAGAGATACCAAACCACAGTAAAGAACAGAAGATTTGAAGATAAAGAGATAGCGTACAAAGATGACGTCAACTCTATTGTATCTGGCTCAGTGTACAAAGGACAGTATAATGCAAGTACTGACGTACCCTCACTGCCTACAGGCTCTGACTCCTTAGGAGATCACTACAGAGTATCTGTTGATGGTAATGGATTTGAGACTGGAGATCTTCGTATATTTAACGGAACTTCTTACGATCATATTCCTGTAAAAGCTGTAACATTAAATGAAATAGAGACATCTACCTTAAAGGTATATGATGTATATGTTAAGGCCAATTACTTGGGTGAAACAAGCAATGGCACCGCCTTATATCCTTATAGCTCTATACAAGCATCAATAGATAACGCAGCTGACGGGGACTCTATTTACCTAGATGGGATATTTAATATTACTTCTGAGGTGTCAATTCCCAGTACTAAGTCATTGTCCTTCTATGGTAATGATAAGACTTGCATTCAATACTCCACATTCAATCCAGCTAACGGAGATGTCATATCTTTTGACGGAGATGGAACTAAGATCCTTAAGTTCACAAACATAAAGTTTAAGAATGCTGGTGGATATGGTCTTTACTTGAAGAAGACTTTTAAGACTGTAATTGAAAATTGTGGCTTTGAAAATAACGGATGGAATGGACAAGGGCTTCATACAGTACTTGACAGCACCTCTTCCGGTGTACTGGGTTACGACTCTACTAGCTCAGAATTGCAGGCATTCTACGCAGGTCCTAATGCTTCAAATGGTGGGGCAATGCGGGTGCAAGAGGCTACTCAAGTAGAGGTGGTTGGAAATAATGTTAAGAATAATCTAAGAGGAATAAGGCTTCAGGATTGTGGTATAAATGGGTACGGTTTTATTACTCGTAATGTATCTTCACAAAACATTGAAAGTGGAATATACCTAGCTGCGGGATCTCTATATGGATGCCAAAACATTGTTGTAACCATTAACAGCTCTGCGTACAATGCCAATAACGGACTTCTTTGTGTTGGAGGAATTAATAATAAGTTCTCCCAGAATGAGGTCACTGGTAACTGGAATGCAGGGTGTTACAACTGGGCTTCTACAAACTTTACTCTAAGAGATTGTGGACTGTATGACAACAACCGATCAGAGTTCAACGGTATTGGAAATACAGGTGATGCTAAGGGCAGTATCGCAATAGGTGATGCCTATAGTTCACTGGGTACGACAATCAGTATGAATCCAAATGCTAGATTTATAGCTGAGATATTAGATACTCAAGTACACTACACAGGACTAGGTTCTAATATTAGTAGGATTGGTATTTTCTTAACCCCAGAACTGAGTGCCTTACCTTCAAGCAGTAAGAACTTAATAAAGATTGATGATGTAGGTTTTATAGGCCAGGATCATTGCTTCGATTTTAGTGAAGTTGACCTGACTAATATTGACTTGTTACTAGGAGACAACTCGTACCAGAATGTAGGTGATACTATAATTAACCCGGCTTTAGATGGGGACTACTATGAGTTGCCTTATAGTAACCACATCACTAATCTTACAAAAGCTGACTTCACCTTAAATAGTACTGGAGGTATTTCCATCAAGGAAGGTGTTGGAGGGGCTGTTTTAAACCCTTATCAAGTTAATGAAATACAAGCTATTGCTCATGGAGCTGAAGTAAAAATAGTACTGAAAGGCAGTAATAAGATTCAATTCACTGTACCTGTATCTGGCTGCTCTATTGACGGAACTATGGTAAACTCAGTTTTATCTCAGGCCCTAGTTCAGCTTAACGACTTATTTACCAACACTACTGGTTTCGCTAGTGGCGGCAATCCTGTCACTGATTTTACTCTTAGTGGGGATAACCTTACACTGACTCTACAGGACAGTACTTCATATACAGTTGATGTTACTACCTTGGGTGTAGACGAGAATAAGTTTGTATCAAGCGGTGCCTTAAATGGATCTGACTTAGAGCTGACTATGAATGATTCTAGTATCATAACTATTGATGCAGTGAACATGATTAATGGGTCTAGTCTTCCTGCGAGATCTGAGGATTGGTATATAGCTTATGGCAATAACTCTGGAGATGTAGTTACGTATGCATCAGTAGTTTCTGCAATTAAAGGTAAGCAGCCATTCTATAATGGGGACTTCCTAGAGAAAGGTGAAGAGTATGTGTGGACTCACGAAGTTGGTGGATCCTATATACTAGGCATCTACTCTGGTACTGAAGAGACTTCTGATGAAGTTGACATAATGTTCAATAATAAGTGGTCTACCAACTTCAAGTTCAGCTCCACTAACAATACAGTAAGGGAAACCTCTGTAGGTGTGGATGTAGGATCTAGGTATGCTTCAGGGTATAATATAAGCAACTCAACACTTCTTGCACTGTCTTATGACACTGACAACTACTTAAGACTTTGGGATATCTCTTCAGGAAGTAGAGTACTGATAGGAGAGTCAAATACTGGCTTAGTGGGTGATAGTCAAACTATCTTCTTTGGTGGAGACAACCAGCCTAATGCTAAGTTTCCTGTAGTGGTTAAGAGATTTTCAGAGTGGACTTTGGTTCATGACTTTGATAGCTCTGAAACTTCTGTTGTGACTGGTTTGGAAGCTGACTCAATAGTAAGATCTAATATATCTATTGAAGCTGGCGAAAAGCTTATGGTTAACTTAGACTTCGCAGGTAGGACTCAGAGGTTTGGTATTGAGTACTCTGGAGCATCTAGTGGTGTTAATAATGCTCAGGTCTACATAGATGGAGGTGAAGGTTTTGCCTATGGTACTCAAGAGCAATTAGTTAAGAGTGGCACTTTCTGGACTTGGAATACTAGCGCATCCAACTACGATCCATCAGGACCGCGTTGGACTAAGGGAGTTAGTGTTAACCTTGGCATGATATCATTAGTATACAACAATGATAACAGTCTGGACTTATACAGTGAGGACACAGGAGAGGTCATAGCTACCAAGACAGTTGATTTGGATGGCAGTCCTATAAACTTCTTCTACGGAGTAAATGAAGCCACAACTCCGAGCTATATGCCTAGCATATCTAAGCAGGCAATAGGTGCAGGCTCTCAGCCAATCACAACATTTGCACCTGATATTAGCAACCAATCCTTTGATATAACTGAAGGTGAGGCTTTTAATATCCAGATACTACTAGATGCAAACAGTGATATAGCCAATGTCTTTGGTGAGGAAGATGCTCCAAGCTGGGCCGTAATGAAGCAGGACACCGGTAATCTCTTTGGTACTGCACCTGCATGGTCTAATAATGGGGATACTTATGTCATTAATTGTAAGGCAGCAAATGCTTTAGGTGGCATAACATCTTTCCAAGTTACCTTGAATGTACTGGAGCAAACGTATACCAATACCAAATCCTTGAACTTTGAAGATGGTGTTTCCTCCTACTTAGGCGGTAATGCTGCCTTGATTACCTCATTAGAAAGAGCCAGCAATGGTTCAGGTGCTGGTGATGCTTGGTCGTTTGGTCTGTGGTTTAAAGGATCTACGGCAAGCTCTGGGCAGACTGTGTTTTACTTCGGCAGTAATGATGTAGGTAACAATGGACATATCGAGCTAAGGCAAACAAACCACAACGGTCTAAAACGCCTAAGACTTAGGTATGGTACTAATGGTAACTACATACAAATAACTACTCCATCAGGTTCCATAGATCCCACTAAATTCCAACACATCTTAGTTACTTATAACGGAGATGAGACTGGGGTAGCTAGCGGAGATACATCTAACTACTATGGTGCTTTCAATATTTATATTGATGGAGTTCTACAATCAACAAGCAACACACACTCTAACTATGGGTACAGTGGGGCTCTTGTAGGCCAGAACTTTAGATTTGGTAGATTCGCTAGTGGTACTTACGCTAAGGATATGCTATATAATCAGATGGCTATTTGGGGAAGTGATCAGTCTGCTAATGTCGCTGACATATATAATGGAGGGGTTACACAAGACTTAAGCTTACTATCTGATACGCCTGAGCACTACTATGAGATAGAGACATCTACGAGTACTGTTCAAGATTTAATTGGAAACGCGCATCTAGTTGGTTACAACTTCTCAAGTAATGATCTTGTAGATGATGCACCTTAATAGGAGAACTAAATGTTACTAAACGAAACTTGGGTGGAAGTATCTACTTCCGCCACAGTTCTACAAAAGTTAGGCAACTATGCAGTTAAGTTAGTGTATTCAGCAGGGTCCCCTAGCGGCCCTGTTGATAGCTCTTTTACTTTGCCAGACAACAGCCCTCATTACTTTCCAAAAGTTACTGGAGAGTCCTTGTGGGCTATGGCTGCAAATTCAGCAGGGGCTAATATTTCCGTGAAAGAAGTATCTTAACTAATAAGGACTAATCATGACTGAGACAATTATCAACGATGATACTAAGTCTGTCTCTATGTTTGATGGTCTATCCAATCTTGCAACTGGATTAGGAACGGCGAAGGATAAGGGTACATATAATAGATGGGATCATAGTGGCAAGAACTATGACCATGTTGCCTTATCCGCACGTTACCGGGAAGACTGGCTATCTCAAAAGGTATGCCAGATCATCCCACAAGACCTGACAAGAGAGTGGCGAAAGCTTAGCTCGGATTCTGCACAAGAGGCTGACAGACAATTTGAAGTCTCCAACATATTCCGTGAAGCTCACAAATGGGCAAGGCTGTATGGTACATCATTTATTGTTTTAGACATTGATGATGGCCGCACTACAGACAAGCCAGTAAACTGGAAGAATCTCAAACCTGGATGCTTACGTTCAATGCATGTTGTTGACCGTACCCGTATTGTAACCTTGGGTGAGATTGATCAACGACCAATGAGTGTTACCTTTGGTATGCCTGATCACTACCAGTTCGTAAATACCACTTCACCTATACACAAAGATCGACTGATAAGATTTGAAGGTACAGAGTTACCTATCTATGAACGTCAACGTAACTTGTGGTATAGTGATAGTGTTCTGATACCTTTGATGACACAGATGGATGACTTCCACACTACTAGCCGGGCAGCTGCCCAAATGGTACAGGAGTCTAACACTGACATCATAAAGGTAGAGGGGCTAAGAAACATTCTACAGTCTGACGCTGGCACTAATGCTATGCTGAATCGCTTTACAGAATGGAAAAGTATTAAGTCAGTCTTTGGTGTATCAATCCTGGACTCCAATGAAGAGTACGAGCAGAAGAAGATACAGTTGTCTGGAGTAAAGGATTTGATATGGGAATACCTGAAGATGGTATCTGCCTCTGTATCTATTCCAGCCACAAGATTCTTATCTGCTTCACCTGATGGCATGAACGCTACAGGTGAGTCTGACTTAGTAAACTATATAGAAACACTCCAAGGACAGCACAAGTCTGTTTATGATCCTCGACTAATAGTTGTAGATCAATTACTGGCTGCACATTTCGGACTAGGTGAGGAAGAATTCAAATATGAATGGAATTGTATCTTCCCTGAGTCTGCTGCACAAAAGGCTGAACGACTACGCCTAAAGTCTG